TCTGGTGGCGGATGTCGATGTGCGTAAACGTGTTGTAACGTCCTAACCCGCCGTTAGGAATTTGCCCGTGTTCCATCATATCTTCAATAGTATCAGCCAGTTCCTCTGGAGAAAGTGCAGGACAATCTAAGTCTGCTGCCATACCTCGGACGTGATAGGAGTGCTCAGCGCCACCAATAGCCTCGTTGTGCTTGGGACACCTATACCCGCTGTTGATCTTGATCGGAGCTGCGACTTCATCACGGATCGCCTGAAGTGTCCAAGCGAGATGACGAGTCTTATCCATGTGTGGGGATGGGCCATCGCAGTACGTTCCGCACTTACAATAAAACTCCGACGGGCTAAAGTTTGGTGGGTAACCGTGGCTCATTGCGCCTCCCTCATAATGCGACGACGCTCTCTAAGGGACCGCACTTTTTCGGTAGGCATTCTATCCCGCAAGCGCTTGCTTAAAGAACCTATCCTTTGAACTTGTTCGTACGCTTCCTTGAGACGTATGATCTCTTCTTTCACAACGAAACCTAAACGACGGTAAGCGCTGCGCATGTTGTTTTTGGTGTTTTGAATAGCTTCTTTTTTCTTATCTAATTCTGAGGTTAAGTTACCAACCGTCAAATCCCCAGGTTGATCAATAAACATATTGGACGGCACCGAGCCTGCACCGTCTTTAATCTTTTTAATCTGCCGCTCTAACTCCCGCTCTTCGTTTTTAAGTAACACCAAACGAGTTTCGAGTTGCTTCCTAAGCACCCTTTCGTGATCTTCGATGCGTTTGATTTTGCGATCCATGACTGACTTCGTTGAACCCGCAAACCGAATCTTACGGCCGCCTTGAAGAAGAAACCTGCGGAGTAAATAATCCGTCCGTTCTTCGTTGAGTTGCACATCATCAATATCTATTTGCCTACCACTAAAGATGGCTAGATCATCAGCCGATGCGGTGACTAACTCTCGCAACGCAACAGCTAATGGCGCAGGCACCGCAAACGGAGCGACTCTTTTGATTGTTTCATTAACTAAGTTAAGAGGCTGGCCGTAACGATCCCGCCCTTTGTTAATAACAATCTCGAGAGCAGATAACCCAGGCCCTCGATCAACGCCAAAGATCGATCCGATAGTTCCGATGTTCGCCACCTCACCATTGTTTAGGTTGTTAAAGAACCTCTTTTGTTTTGCTGTTAAATCTTTGCGCTTATCTATGCCAAACATTTTCATCATGTTGCCGACAGCCCAAGCATATGCTCGATACTTAACTTCGCCGGGGCCAAAGACAGACATACCTGAAATATCACGATACATCATAGCGTCAGGATCGGTAAGCATTTCAAAGATAACTTTGTTCGGAACACCTGGATCGAACGCCATAGCTTGAGCCAGTAGATTTTCTTGAGTCGAAGCGAGAGTCTGAAAAGAGTTAACCAACACTGCTCTTCGAGCTGCGAGCGCTGCCTGTTGCTTGATCTGCCGCAAAGCTACCTTAGGCGAAGTGCTTGTCAGCCCATCTTCCGGGAACAACAAGTGCTCAACAAAGCCTTTTCGCCCGCCTAAACCCGCTGCTTTATCAGTAAACGTGAAGAACGGATTGAACGGCGCAAGCGCTGGATTAGAAACAACAAACCTATTTAAACCACTGCGCTCGTCGTAGCTAACAACAAACTTCTGAACATGCCGACGCACATCTGCCGCAACAATTTTATTGATGTCATTTTCACTGAG